GTGAACGGAGACACTGGTACGTTCTACGGAGTTGATAAGCGTGGCCGTATGATAATCCACAGGGACTCCGACAACAGTATAATTTACCTGAAGCCTAAGAAGTACCAAGACAGTACGCCCAAGGTTACGATTGAGGATGGAGAGGAAAAGGTTACCGACGAGAGCAAGGGTCAGTACATTCAATTCCCTATCCAGCTAGGGTACAGCATGACGATCCACTCCAGCCAAGGAAGTACACTAAACAAGGTACATCTACAGCTACCAAGGCAAGTACCTATGGCTCCAGGTCTAACTTACACAGCTTTATCGAGAATCAAATCGTTCTCTGACTTGACATTGTCCAGAGATCTGCAAATGTACGATATATGGAGCGACGTTTCCGCTTCTTTTCACCATCAACAGTACGAGTTTAGCTACGAGTACACAACAAGAAACCAATAAAACATATGAGAGACACACGATACTGGAAAAAAGACAACGCAAAGGGAGGTTACTGGAGTAAATGCCGTGACCAAATAAGCAACGAGCAAGCCAATGACGGTAGAGTACTACACAAGTACACTAAGCCCAGCCCTGGCGAGAGATGGCAGTACACTACAGATAAACTGTTCGGTAATATCGAATCCGTTTACATCGACAACGGAATGTACGGTGAGGTTCTAAACATAGGACTTCAGAACGATCAAGGAGTAGATGTACTTAGCGTACCTGTATGGAAAGACAAAGCCAACGGTAAGTTAGCTGTTGATTTCAAGGGGATCGCTAAGAAAATTCCTAACATCTCAGTTCATTCTCCCCTGAGTGCAGCTACTTGGATGAACCATAAGGGAGCTTACACGTTCAAAGATCCACAGGGTAATGAGCGTACAATCGTACCTATCTACATCACGATGCAGCAAGGTGGAGCTAGCGTTGCTTCAGCCTTCCCTTATGAGAACGGTAAGTACGTTGGAGTTCCTGAAGCAGATTCTGCTAAGATCGGGGACAAGACGTACTTCGACTTCTCTAAGCAGAACGACTTCTTTGTGGACACGGTTAATCGTTTCATCCAAGATAATCAATCTGTCTTTGAGGAACGTAAGGCTAATCGCTCCGCGACTCCTGCTGAACAGGAAAGTCAAGAGCCTAAGAACATTCCTGTCACAGCTAATGCTGCTGACGATAGCGACGACGATCTACCGTGGTAAGCATGAGTGAAACTAAATGGATTCAGGGGAAGCTTGTTAAGCAGGTGTACAAAGACTCCGCTAACAACTTCCAGCTTGAGCGTAAAGATGGTTCAACTTTCGGCCTTATATACAAAGGTTCTCCTCTCAGTAAATACGAGAGGGGGACTGAGGTGTACGCTACTGACGCTAGTCTATACATAGATGGCAAGGTTAAGGTGTACAAGACAGATGACCCACCTAAGTTCAAGTTCAAGGAAGAAACTACAACCTGCATTGACAGACAGGGTGAAGTCCAGCCAACTCCAACGGTACGTGAACTCACTACTGAAGAGCTTACGCTCGCTGGGATTGAGCTGTTGCTAGTCAGATCGCTTGACATAGAGGTTGAACAAGTTAGGGTACTTATTCAAGAACTAGCTTTTAAGAAACTTTCTGTATAGCGTATGTCAAAAGTGTTAGCCATCGGGGATTTGCATGAACCCTTTTGCCTCGATAAATATTTGAGGTTCTGCAAAAACGTGGATCGTAAAGCTGGATGCAACAAAGTTGTTTTCATCGGTGATGTCATCGATAACCATTACAGCTCTTATCACGAGACAGACCCCGATGGCTACTCTGCTGGCGAAGAACTAGACAGGGCTATACAGAGAATAGGTAAGTGGTACAGGGCTTTCCCTGAGGCTTACGTTTGTATAGGAAACCACGATAGGCTAGTCCATCGTAAGGCTTACACCGCAGGGATATCTAAACGCTGGGTCAGAGATTACAGTGAAGTCCTTGAGGCTCCTGGATGGGAGTTCGTTGAAAGCGTTACGATAGACAGCGTAGTGTATTGTCATGGCGATGGTAAGAAAGCTATACAAAGAGCCAAGCAGGATATGCAATCAGTTGTACAGGGACACTACCATTCTGAGTGCTACGTTCAGTGGCACACGGGAGCTAAGTGTAAAGTGTTCGGTATGCAGTTAGGATCTGGGATAGACAAGGACAGTTACGCTATGGCTTACGGAAAGTACGGCCCTCATCCAGCTATAGGATGTGGAGTAGTGCAGCACGGTAAGGTAGCTACTAATTATTTAATGGAATTATGACAAAAGAAAAGTTCGAAGAATTCACTAAGAGTTTATTCTCTAAAATGTCCAAAGTACTTAGGGACAAGAACAACGACTACACAGCAATGAGTACTGATGCGTTCGCTAACTTTGAGCAAGCCAGGGATTACGGAGTAGATCCTCTCATTGGACTGTGCGTCCGAATGGGGGACAAGATAAAGAGAGTGCAAACGTTCTGCAAAACTAAATCCTTAGCAGTTGAGGATGAGCACGTTGAGGATGCCTTTGAGGACATCATCGGGTACTGCACAATAGCTTTAGCAATGATCAAAGAGAAAAAAGAAAACCATATTGATTACCCATGAACGAAGAAACCTGCCACCCAAAATGTGATTGTATACAGCACCATAAAGGAATAGTTGTTACTATTAAGACTCCCCACAGGTCTTGTACTGTATCGTATGATTCAGATGACCTGCCTACTTATGAAGTGCTAAATGATCTTGTTCTCCCAGCTTTGGAGGGAATAGGTTACACAATAAAACCAGGATACATTGACGTTAATTACACAAAAGAATGATTCAAGAAGAGTTCAAAGAATTGGCACTACAGGTGAAAGAGATGCTCTCATCTGATTCAGGGTACGTAAAAGAAAGCGTAGCCCCGATGATAGGTGGAGGTTTTACTGGCGATCTAATGCCAGTGGGATATCAAATCTTTCCAGCTAGGCAAGTATGCAGGACTGAACTAGGAAAAACTCTAATGGATGATGTCACTATGTTTCACCAAAAGGTAATAGACATAGACGATGACAACACTGTTATAGTGTACGCTGAGTCATCTCTACTTCCTAATGAAACCATTCGCATTCTTGAGATCTGGATGCAAAGATTTCTAGAGGATACAATGTACGAGCTATGAAAAAACTAACAGTCAGTGAGGTGTCAGAAGCAATAGAGCTGCTGTCCTTAGCCCAGAATTGCCAAAGCCAGATAGATGTAATGACGTCCAAGATCACTAGACTGATGGGTGGAGTTAAGGATGACTTGATCCACGAGCTAGTAGACCAAGCTGTTCTTAATAAAGAATCCGTTGAATGGATTGTTGAAGAGGTGCAGAGCTGGGAGAAGTACAGGCAGGAACTAAAGCTTTGATAGAGCTAAAAACAACTGAGGCCCAAAGAAATAAGGCTAAAGAGTTAGCTGAAGAAATGGGATCGCTTAAGCACTCCATGCTTAGGGGTGCAGGAAATATCAGAGGGCTTCTAGCAGAGATTGTTTACGCTGATAAGTTCGGACTACAGATTGCGAGCACGTACAACTACGATCTTCTGACAAAGAATGGGAAGCGAGTAGACGTAAAGAGCAAGGGTGGATGGCAAGTTCCACAGCCTCACCATTGGGTAGCAGTTGAAAGAAGATTCGAACAAGACTGCGATTTTTACGTATTTGCTAGGGTTAGAAAAGACTTAGAGCTAATCTGGTTACTAGGGTGGATGCCAACTATAGAGTTCAGAAGAACAGCATTACACTTTCCTCCAGGGACACAAGATCCAGACGATCCTTCATTCAGAAATAAGTTAGACAATCTTCAAATGAGAAACAAAGACCTTAGACAATTTGATGAACAAGCTTAAGCAGTCCGAGATCAAATCATTCAGGGAGGAACTCCTAATACGACAAGGAGGAAGAGATCCTATTACAGGATTGCAAATCAAGAATGCAGTCTTAGACCACGATCATGTCTCAGGACACGTCAGATGCGTTCTACAGCGTGAAGTCAATTCATTCGAGGGTAAGGTATGGAATGCGTACAAACGCTTTATACGGCCTCTGGGAGCCTCTTATGAGGATGTACTGATTTCTATCATAGAATACTGGAGCAAAGATTATTCAGAAAATCCTATCCATCCTAAGCACAGAACAGACACAGACAAGGTAGTCAGAGAGTACAGGCGTAGGATTAAGAGAGCTAAAAGACCACAGACAAAAGATAAGTACAGAGTCCTCATACGGGAGCTGATTCAAAATGCTTGACAAGAATAACTTACTGTGAAACTATAAAAATATGGAACAAGAAATCAATATCTCACTTCAGGATCTTGCACTTGCCGTCAACATTATAGACGTAGCCTCTAAGCGTGGAGCTTTTGAGGGCAAAGATCTTTCAACAGTAGGCCAGGTTCGCGATAACATTCATGCGTTTCTAGTTGCTAACGCAGAACGTTCTAAAGAAAGCTCAGAAATTTCAGAAGACAGCACTCCCTCCGATCCCGAAGAATCCCCACCCGATACAGAGTAAACTACTCTGTTTATCCGAGCGAAGGGCAGTGGGCTTAAAAACCTGCTGCCCTTTTTTTAATCTTCTTTGAATGCGTCCTGCCAGTCGTAGATAGTTCTACCGACAATAGGTATATATCTTACTGAATCAGAGTCAGCAGAAAGTAGTGGTGGTGCAAAGTTCACAACATCCTTAAACACCCCATCAACAACGCTAACTCCTGGAGGAGTAACCATTCCCATAGCGGCGGTACCTATTCCATCTCTCTTAGCTATCATGCCAGTGTAAGAGTTTAGACCTAGCAACCTCCACAAGTTCTCAGTAGTAAGATCGGACATTGCTGGAAGATCTCCCTTCCTCATAAAAGCGTGTATAAATTCAACGGGAGCGTTAGCTATCATAAGAGCAACAAGCATAGAGAAAAGGTTCTGTAGACCCTCCTGAACTTCGTCTTCATTGCCTGAGAATATTTTCTTAAAGACGTTACGCCTAGCAAAGTCTAGTTGCTTAATGGTATAGCTCTTCAGTGCATACAAGAATCTTACGTTAGGATTCTTAAGGTACCAGTACGGCATATCAAACTTAGTTATAGGAGCAATGTCTGACAATTTGTAGAACAAAAACTCCGCAACAATATCTGACTTCTTCCCAGCACGTATATCATCTACAACCTGCTGTGCTCGATCCGATCCCATTAACCTTGAAATCTCTTCATATACTTTAGAAGAACTTTCAGATGCCTCATTGCCTAGTTGCTTCTTAATGCGATTGTACGTGCTATTAAGAAACTTGACCTTCAAGCCTTCATCAAGCTTTCGGAATCCAATAACATTAAACATAAAGTCTATAGACTTTTGCAGCTTACCAGGAATGGTTCCGTCTGAGCTGAACTCAAATCCCACTGCGTCAGTTGCTAGATTAATATCAGTTAAATCAAACTGAATATCTTTGTCGCCCTGAAATGCACCTTGTTTATTTTCAAACAAGTTGTAAGCGAAGTCACCAAGCTGAGTAACAGTACTAAGTGGAGAACTAAGAAACGCTAAGGTTGTGAAACTCTTTAAACCCCTAGAGATGTTAGCAAAATCTTTCTGACCAAACGCTACACCAGCATCTTCACTGTACTTACCAGTCTTAACCAGTGCTCCCCGAAGAAGACTAATAATTTCCTTGGTTCCCTTAGCGTCTAATCTGTTTTCTGCTACCTCATCTACTAAAGCCTGAACAAGCTTGCCCCTGCTTAAAGTCTTTGGCAATATAGAAGAATCTTCCTTTGCTCTTTTGTTAAATTGTTTTTTAGATTCATTAACAGCAGCGACAACCTCATTACTTTTGGCCCCCATCTCTCTGTTATCCTTTTGGATTTCCTTTAGGCCAAGCTGCCTTCTAAGGTATAATCTCAAAGCAGTATCTTTCTTAGCTTCCTTATCCCTGAAAACGTACAAAGCCTTATCTACATTGGACTCAAATCTAATAGGAACTCCATCAATGTTAAGAGGAGTCTCCATGATTAAAGGAAGCCCATTCTGAGAAACCTTACCACGCATCCTAGTGTCTACGTCTTCATCTGGGGCAACAGTGGGAGACAGTCTAGCATTAACATCTTCATCGTAAACACTACGGACATTTATAGTCGAAGCGTTTTCAAACTCCCTTTCAAGAACATCGCTTTCCTCTATGTTTCTTAGCTCGTTCTGATCGAACTCCCTCGATCCACGTAAGTACCTCTTGTCAGTAATAGAAGTGGCAAGCCTATTCACGTAGGCAATAGTTGCCTGAACTGGATCAGCGTAATATTTTACATTATCAGAAGAAACATTATCTATGATTCTATTCTTTTGAGGATTAGTACCAATACCCTTGTACTGATCCTTGCCTGAACCCTTAAGCTGTTCTAGGATGTATCTCTCCAGGAACTCAGCAGCTTCATCTAAAGAAACTTCTTCTTCGGGATTCTTCCTACGCTTAAGGAATATTTCCATTAGGTTCTCATCAGTCTTAATGCCTAATGATTTAATTAATCCTTCGTAGTTCGTAACAAATCTAGGCAAGTAATCCTCTAGCTCTCCAACCTGAACCCCTTCAGCCCTGGCTTCTTTAAGTATAGAATCTAATCCTTGTCTAAAAGATTGAAACTCTTGAGTAAGACCGTACTTCTCCATTAAGGGAGCAAGGACTTCTGCGTTGTCAGACCTGTGCCACCCTTCAAAAATTAAATTGTAATCCTCTGGATTGTTCTTTTTAATTTCCTCTAGAGCAATAAGAAAAGAACCTATTCTTTTTTCAAAATCAACTTTTAACTTTCGCTCATCGTAACTGTACTGCTTTATTATTCTACCTACATTTTCATTGATAGAAGCAATTTGAGACTGCAATGGTCTAGCAACCTTATCAAAGGTTGACTTAACCTTTTTAAAAACTTCGCTGTTCTTTAAAGCATCGATAGATTCCTTAGTTATAGGAACAATTTTTTTAGATACAGTCTCAGTAATTTTACTAACATCTATACCTTTTTCCATTAATCCATCAAGAACCTTAGCAGTAAGTGGATAATTCCTTACCATGTCTTTAGCTTTTAATTTTCCCTCAGCTAAAGATTTGTTTATTCCAGACAAAGCTCGTTTAGCTTTACTAATAGACTTTAGTGGTACAGCAACAGCCTCCCTAGTTAAATTAATGGCCTCCCTGGTAACATCTCCAGCTACAGCTAGACCCTCTCTACCTATTCTTCCAGAAGAAAATACTGTACCATAAGCTCCACCACCAATGGAACCAAGTGCAAAAGCTCGACCAGTTCCCTTCAGGGTTTTTCTTTCAGGATCGTAATCAAATAGACTATTAGCGAGAAGATTTAAACTAGCTTCATCAGCAGCTTCAGTAAATCCCTCACGCAATGCAGCCTTGCCTATGTCCTTAGTAATGTCTTTAAAGGAATCTCTACTTAGCTTTCCTTCTTCAGCTAACTTAAAAAGTTTTTTATTTATTTCTTTATTCTTAAGAAATACTTTTTGTATTCCCCTAATACCAATTGCATTAAGTGCATAAGTATTTAATCCATTAATAGCTCCTACGCTTTCAGCAGTATTTAACTCTTCGGGAGTAGCTGTAGATGGAGTTTTATTTATAGTTCGGTAGTAGTCGTCTTTACCAATAGTATATCCTAATGGAATAATAGTACCAGCTAAAGCCACACCACCAGCTACTGGCCCACCCAAAACAGTAGCACCACCTACTGTTGCCAGTTGTGATCCTAACTGACCAATTGCATTTATAGCTTGATACCCAAAATCTTCCTGTACTCGTAATGGCACAGGAGCAGTTATTGATTCTCTGGCCTCTATCCTAGCATCTCTAATTGTATTAGAAATTTCTTGTAAATCATTCCTAATTTCAATATCAGCAATTTGTTTAGCCTTTTGGTACTCTGGATTTAGTTCCTCAATGACTTGTCTAGGAACTGGGCCAAGACCAACTGAATAAGAAGTCGCTCTATTTTCAGGGTCAGAATCTACAGTTCTTTTTAAAAAATCTACCGTAGCTTCTCCCATAGAAAAAGCTGTATCGCTAACACTTGCTAATGCACCACGTAAAACATCTTCAGAATTCATGGAAACATTTTCAAAAAGCAAATAATCTAACTCTTCTAGTTCCTCTTTACTAAGATTTTTTTCGGACTGAACTCTTCTTACTCGTCCGTCCCTAGACTTAAATACGTACTTTGGCATAACAAATATTGCCTAATAAATCTTTAAACCCCAGGAACCTGATTCATCATTATCTGTTGAATCATTCTTATTTGTTCTGGAGTAGGTTGTTTTTGAGTAGGTTGCAAATTTTGATTAAGTTGTTTTTGAGTAGGTTGCGAATTTTGCTTAAGTTGTATACTGCCTTGGGGGGGGTTCCTCTTAAAAAAAGGACTCTTTTTTATAGGCCGTCTACCTTGAGTAACGGAAACTTGAGGAGCAGCTACAACATTACCAGTATTAGAATTTGGTGTACTTCTTATTTGCTGTATTTGATCACTAAGATTTTCCGTAGGCACAGAATCACTGTTTCCTAAACCAAATGCAGTAACTTTAGTATTGTTACCTAAAACTACCTCTTCTCCTCCAAACGTTTCATCAAGTCTTCGTGCGCCTAAAACATCAAATATATCATTAAGCCCAGCAGCTTGAATCATTTCTGGATTTCTAAACAAAGTTTCATTGTAAGAATTTATAGATTCAAAATCAAAACCTTCCCTTTCAAATTCTTTTTTACCTTTGTATTTGTTATATAGTGAAGCACCTGCACCAGCAAGAGCGGCTCCACCAAGAACACCAATAGCTAAAGGAACTGTCAAAGGAGCGGTCAATCCAGCAGCCAAAAGAGTACCACCTACAGCAACACCTCCACCCAACATGGCTATAACAGAAGTTTCATCAAACAAATTATCATGTAAATTAGTATCTTTAGGATCAAGTGTCCTTAAGCCCTCTACATATTTTCTAAAATTAGGATCTCTTTGAAACTCAGCCTCAAGCTTTTTATTTCCTATTGTATTAATGCCATTAATGGCCTCACCCCTTAATCCAGCAACAACTTCAAAAGGAACTTTATAAGTCTCAGCAATATTACCAATCATATCTGGAGTAATATTTAATCCACCAGTTGAGGTTAATGCTTTTGACATTAAGTCACGTTTAATGGCTGCTCTGATATCTTTTATTCTTTTTTCTTGTGCTGCTGCCCTAATCTTATCTTCTTCAATATCTGCTTTCCCAAGAATGTCTAAAATTGAAACAAGATCTTTTTGACCATCCTTACCAAGAGCAGTATCAATGTCTTTAGAGCTAGGAGGGTTGTCTCCAAAAACTCTTTTACCTAAATCGGTATTTAGTATTTCTTGAATAACATTTTGCCTGGACTCTTTTTCAGCAGCATCGATTTTTCTTTGCTTACTCTTTTGTATACCTGAACTAATGCTATTAAATATTGATTGATTAGCCCGTGCTTTTAAAGCAGCTATCTGTGGAAGCGGAGATGTAGGTCTAGTAAGAGCTTGAATTGATATGGGGCTTGATCCTTTAAGTGCCATAATATTTTTATTATTTTATATTGTTAATACTTTAAATAATTAATTACTACAGGAATTTAGAAATTAAACCACCCGTTATCTGACCAAAAATATCTCTCTGTCCAGATTTTCTAGTTGCATCAGCAAGTTGTCTAGTTCCACGTTCCCTAAGAAGATTGTTGATGTCAGTACCTGCAATGTTTATAACTTCACCAGGATCTACACCAATATTCGGAGCCACTTGACTGTAAATACTTCCTTGAATTCCAGACAAGTCTTTAGCAATAGATTGTTTTCTTGCAAGAAGATCACTACCTAGACGTAAGTTTTCTGCTTTTCTTTCAGCACGTTGCCTATCTGCCAGCATTGTTCCAAGTGGCCCTAATGATCTTCCAAAAGCTTCAGCCTGACCAAAACCAAGTTGATCTGAATCTCTTTGCTGAAGGAAATCTAGTCCCATAAGACTATCAATTTCATCACCGAATTGCTCGGCTTGTCGAACATTAGATTTAAAAAGTGATGATTGAGCATCTTCAACATCTGATATGGTTTGACCATAAATATCTGTAGCAGTTTTTGCTTGATTAAATCCAATGCCCCTGTTAATAGCATCTACTCCTTCTGCAAATTCTTTAACCAACCCTAAGCTACCCGTAGCTTCAGGTAATATTTTAGGCGTTACCCCTTCTGCTAAAGGTTCCGAAGATGTGTAAGCATCTAAATATGGCCTAAAGAACTCAGCAGCTTCAGGATCAAATCCATCATCTCCTTCAAAATTAACATTAACAGTACCTCCAGTACCTCCTGCACCTCCAGCTCCACCTTCACCGCCTTGACCACCTTCACTTGTTACATCTGAGTAAATATCTCCTGCATCTACAGCTATATCGCCTACAGTTGCAGATGAGTCTCCCGCATCCACATCTATGTCGCCTACTTCTGCTTTAGCATCGGCATCAGCTTCTCCGCCTCCACCGCCTTGACCACCCGTAGCACTAGCGTCACCACCTTCACCACCAGTAGCACTACCGCCAGCACCACCCGTTGCACTACCTCCAGTAGCGCTACCACCTGTAGCACTACCACCCGTTGCACTAGATGAAGATGAGTCTCCCGAAGTATCAGAAGATACAAGCTGTCCGTTTACGTATCGCTTCCCGTCAAATTCTCCTGTAAAATTAGGATCAAGCCCCTCATCTATAAGTCCGTTTCTTTCTGCGTCTGTCATATTTACTGGCCCCACTACATCGTTTTGATTTTTAGACTTTAAGCCTAGTGCCTTATTTAAATTTCTAATTCCAACTCCTTCTTTTATTAATTTCTGTGCTTGCTCAAGCATTCCTTCTGGAATATAGTTACCAGAACCTACAGGAAATTCCATCATTCCACCCCCTCCAGAAGTAGAACCTCCTCCAGATCCTCCTCCAGGATCGGGATCTCCTCCACCACCCTGGCCTCCTCCACCTTCAGAATCTGATCCAGATCCACCTTCTCCACCTTTAGACGTTGATCCATCTTCGGTAGTAAGTCCAGTTTCATAAATAGAATAATTTGTAGGATCAGAATCACTTGAATTATTAGGTGGTGGATCTGTTCGTCCAAGATCATACCCGTCATCAACCATACCCCCAACGTTTTCAGGAGGAGTAAAATCATCTTCAGTAAGACCGTAGTCAGCAAGAAGAGCCCTATAGCTATCATCATCAAGTTGACCAGCAAGAGCAAGCTCCTCCATTTTGGCAAAGATTTCTTGCTCTTCCTCCTTGCTATATAAATCATATCTCTCAAGATCCTCTTCACCTGGATTTTGATCTGTATCTCCGTTAGCCATATCTATGCTTGTTCAGCAGTTATTATCCTTCCAGTGTTTGAACTCTAGCTTCCAAAGCCTCTATCTTAGCTACAGCCTCTTGTAATGCTGCGGTCAAAAGCGGTACTAGTTTAGCTTGGTCAATGCCCTGATAGTCAGGAACACTGCGAGTGTCCATCACCGCTTCATCAACTAGTACACTTTCTGTCCACTCTTCTACAGCTTCAGTAACCAACACTTGTTCTGTATACTCTTCAGTAAGCAACACCTGCTCTGTCCATTCTTCTACAGCGGGAGTAAGCTCATTGCCGTCTTCATCATAAGTGGCTTCCACTGCTGGATGTACCACTTCCTCATAAGTAGCTGGATGAACTACGTCCTCATAAACA